ACACTCAGCTTCAGACGGTGGTGGGTTATGTCGTTAAGCAGGGGCCTCTTTGCTACAAGGACGCGGATAAGTTTCCGGACGGCCCGTGGTGCACCGAAAAACAGTGGGTAATTTTTGCTCGCTACGCGGGTTCTCGGTTCCGTATTGACGGTGGGGAGTGCAGGATTTTGAACGACGACGAAATCCTAGCGACTATTGACGATCCAGAAGACATTCTTAGCTTGTAAAGGAGGAAATTATGGCAGAGCCTGCTGAAGAAGGTCAGTTTGAGTTAGATGTAGGGGACGCAGAAGCTACTGAAATAGAGCTTGAGCAACCTGAAGAAGCCGAAGAACCGGAAAAAAATGTTCCACGTGGAACATCTAAGCCGGAAGTTGAAGTAGAGCAGGAAACCGCGCCTGAATCAGAGGATGAGATGGCGCAATATAGTGAATCTGTTCAAAAACGCATCAATCGTCTTACGAAAAAGATGCGTGATGCCGAGCGGCGCGAAGAAGAAGCGATTAATTACGCACGAAATGTGCAGGCTGAATCGCAAAAAATTCGTCACCGGATGGAAAATTTAGACCAAGGCTTTATGAATGAATATGGCCAACGTCTTTCTATTCAGCAACAACAGGCCGAAGCTAATCTTAGGCGAGCAGTAGAACTTGGGGATGCTGAAGGCCAAATAGCCGCTCAAAAAGAGCTAACCAACTTGACTATTGCCGCAGATGGGTACGCCAAAGCGCAACAAAACGCTCAAGCCCGTCAAATGCGACCTAGTGTTGGACCCCCACCGACAAATGTTCCTGTCCAACAAGCGCCTCCACAACAGCAACGTCCTGACCCAAGGCGGAGCAGTGGGCTGAGAAAAACTCATGGTTTGGTCAAGATGAAGCTATGACGTTTGCGGCTTTTGGTATTCACAAAAAATTAATTGAAGATGAGGGGTTTGACCCGCAATCTAATGACTACTACAATGAGTTGGACTCCAGAATTAAGCGGGAATTTCCGCATAAGTTTGGAGAGGAGCAATCCACAGGCCGCAAACCCGCTCAGAGTGTTGCCGGTGTCTCTCGCTCCACCAAAACTGGGCGCAGTGGTAAAAGGGTCAAACTCTCCCAGACCCAAGTAGCAATCGCTAAAAAATTGGGAGTGCCGCTTGAAGAATACGCGAAATACGTAAAGGAGTAAGAAGATGTCCACAGAGAAGAAAGGCTTTGAGGGCATTAACCGCTCCTCACGTGAAACAGCGTCAAGGGAGAAGCAGGGACGGCGTAAGCCTTGGACTCCCCCGTCTATGTTAGATGCACCACCTGCGCCAGAGGGTTACAAACATCGTTGGATACGCGCTGAAGTACGGGGTTTTGATGACACCAAAAATATTTCGGCAAAAATGCGAGAAGGCTATGAGCTTGTTCGCCAAGATGAGTATCCAGATTTTGAATCCCCGGTAATTGAATCAGGTAAATATGAAGGTGTGTTTGGCGTTGGCGGATTGATGCTCGCTCGTATACCGGTGGAGACAGTGGAGGAACGCGCAGAGTACTTTACTCAACGCAACGCGGACCAAATGGAGGCTGTTGAAAGCGATATGATGCGAGAAAACGCTCATCCAACAATGGCGATCAGCAAGCCTGAACGTCAAAGTCGTGTAACTTTTGGCGGCCCCAAGAAATAGGGCCGCACAGAATGGAGAACTAAACTATGGCAAATTCAGATACTGCCTTTGGTCTTCGTCCTGTAGGTCTCGTAGGAAGCGGTGCTAACAGCACAGGTGTTACTCAGTATGAAATTGCTAGTAACAACACTAATGCTATCTTTAATGGAAGTATTTGTGTTCCCACTGCCGCAGGCGTTATAGACCAAGCTGGAGCTACAAGTGGCGGCACTACGCAAGCCCTTGGCGTTCTGGTAGGGGTTGAATATCAAGATGCCACACAAAAGAAACCTGTGTTTCTTAATTACTGGCCCGGATCAGGAAGCGTATCTGTCGATACTAACTTTCCTGTAAAGGCTCTTGTGGCTGATAACCCTGATCAATTGTTCGTCGTAGCGGCGGATGCCACCCTCACTGACCGAGCTACTGCATTAACAGCTGTTTTTGCTAACGCTAGCCTGGGAACGTCTGCTCGTACCGGTTCTACCGATACAGGCAAGTCAAATTCTCAGCTTTCCGTAAGCAGTATTGCTGTTACTGCAACGCTACCATTGCGTATTGTAGGTCTGGTTGACGATGATGCTAACAATGATTATTCGTCTGCGGGTGCCCATCTGCTTGTTCGATTGAACGCTCATTTTAACGCTGGCACTCGTGGTTTTGCTTCGCAAACCACTGCCGACTCAACCGGCATTTAAGGGGGATTAAGTAATGGCTATTTCTCGCGCCCAGTTGGCGAAGGAACTTGAGCCCGGGCTTAACGCTCTTTTCGGACTTGAGTATGATCGCTATGAGCAGGAACACGCTGAAATCTTTGAAGAAGAGACTTCAGATCGTGCTTTTGAAGAAGAAGTGATGCTGTCTGGCTTCGGTACTGCACCGGTTAAGTCAGAGGGTGGTGCTATCTCGTTTGATGACGCGCAGGAAACATTTACTGCACGTTATACGCACGAGACAATTGCACTGGCGTTTTCAATTACCGAAGAGGCAATTGAAGACAACCTGTATGACCGCCTTGCTTCTCGTTACACCCGTGCTTTGGCACGATCCATGTCAACCACTAAGCAAATTAAGGCTGCGTCTATTTTGAACAACGCCTTTAGCACCGGCTCTCCTGTTGGAGATGGTGCGGCTCTTTGCTCTGCGGCTCACCCTTCTCTTTCAGGGAACCAACGAAACCTGTTGTCAACTGCAGCTGACCTCAACGAGACTTCTCTTGAGCAGATGTTGATTGACATTGCTGGTTTCACGGATGAGCGTGGATTGAAGATTGCGGTACGTGGTATGAAGCTGATTATCCCGAAGGAACTGCAATTTATTGCAGAGCGAGTATTGAACTCTAACCTTCGTCCGGGTACGGCTGACAACGACACTAACGCTATGAAATCCATGGGTATGATCCCTGACGGTGCTGTAGTTAACCATTTCTTGACCGATACGGATGCGTTTTTCATTAAGACTGACGCACCTAACGGCTTCAAGATGTTTAATAGAAGCCCCATCAAGACTGCCATGGAAGGCGACTTTGACACTGGCAACATGCGCTTCAAAGCGCGTGAGCGTTACAGTTTCGGAGTCTCTGATTGGCGTTGTGTCTTTGGCACCCCGGGTGCCTAAAAACAGAGCCGCCTTCGGGCGGCTTTTTTTGTTCCACGTAGAACATTTATGTTAGTATAAATTTTTCCTGACAGTCTCATCCCGAGGCTGACACTAGCCACGACAGGAGAACCACATGGCTAATACTACGTTTAACGGTCCCGTCCGTTCTGAAAACGGTTTTTCAGATATTACTAAAAACTCTACTACTGGCGCTGTAACCAGCACCATGACGCTTTCTACCTACGAAACCACCATTACGGTGGCTGACGGTGCCACTACGGGCAAAGAGTCTGCAATCGGCATTCCGGATAATTTTATTCCTATGGGTGTCACAATTGCTGTTACCACAGCCGCCGCAAACTCCGTCACCCTTAACGACATTGGCACGGACGCAGACACTGACGGGTTCGTCGATGGTATCTCTGCCGCTCTCAACTCTACAGGCTTCAAGGGATTTTTCCCCTGTAACGGCGTTCTCGGTATGTCTGGTGGAACAACCACTGCGGCTACGGGCACAGCGGATGAGGTTGAGCTTGTCGTTTCGGGTGATCCTGGCGGAGATACCGTCATTGTCTTGAAGTTTTTTGGCATATCCAGCACTTCTGACGCATCCTAACGGGGGATTACCATGGCTAATTCAGACGTAAGATCAAAACGTCTGACCGGGACGGGCTCTGCAGCTGTAGGGCCTGCTCGTATCCGTCAGATTCAAGTTTTTTCAGCTTCTGGTACTCCGAGGCTAACTATCACTGATGGTAGTGGTGGCAGCACAGTATTAGATTTGGATTTTTCTGCGAGTGAGACACATTCAGTCAACATTCCTGATGAGGGCATCAAGGTGTCTGACATTTTCGTCAGTGTTTTAACTAACATTACGGCAATCACGGTGTTTTTTAGCTGATGGCAACTACCAAAGACGTAAAAAGGCTTCCTTCTGGTCGTTTAAGTTACCGAGGAGAAACTTTTTCAGGCTATAACAAGCCGAAAAAAACGCCCGGAAAGTCTAAGAAAAGTGCGGTTTTGGCTAAAAAAGGTAAGGAAATAAAGCTTGTTCGTTTTGGCGACCCAAATATGTCGATTAAAAAATCACAGCCGGGCCGCAGAAGTAATTTTAGAGCGCGTCACAATTGTGATACAGCAAAGGATAAATTTTCGGCGCGGTATTGGTCTTGTAAGGCTTGGTAGTCATGGACGTTAGAGAGGTTTTGTCTGGACAAGGCTTGACTGCGCGTTTGGAAAAACATGAAGCGGAGTGTGCTTTACGGTATGAAAGGATTGAGGAGCGCCTAGACAACCAACAAAAGTCTTTAGATCGTTTAGATATGAAGATTTGGGGGATAGCTCTTTTAATCATAACTACACCCGTGATTAACAGGTTTGTGGGGTAATTATGGCTTCTAAAGATAGGATGAGAGGGCTGACCTACCTACGAAACGGCGGCTCTGCTTCAAAAAAAAGTAAGGGCAGCAAAATTTGTCCAGAAGGTAAAGCGTGGGCAAAACGAACTTTTGATACCTACCCCTCTGCATATGCCAATTTGGCAGCCAGCAAATACTGTAAAGATCCCAACTATGCCAAAAAAGCTAAGGGCGGCAAAAGGAAAGGTCGCTAATGGGCAAGTTACAAGATTGGCTGGATCAAGATTGGGTCCGCATTGACAGCAGTGGCAACATTGTTGGCGAGTGTGGCACATCTAAAAATAAAAAACGTCCAGATCGTTGCCTTCCTCGTTCTAAAGCTAATAGCCTGAGTAAATCGGAACGTGCCGCCACGGCGCGTAAAAAGAAAAAAGAAGGCGCACAAGGTAAAACCGTAGTAGCCAATACCAAGACAGCGAAAGTTACTAAAGCGTCAAGGGGCGGCGAAATAGGTGACAAAAATCGTAAGAATCATAGGGGCTGCGGAGCAGTTCTATCGGAACGTCGTAAAAAAACTCGTTACACATAGGAGAAGTAAAATGCCAGGAAGTAGAGTTAATTTAGGAAATGGAGGACACAAATCCTCCAAAAGGTCCAAAGGCAACGCCATGAAGAAGTCTAAAGGCGGTGCGGCAATGAAGCCACCCGGTATGAAAAACGGTGGCGGTCTTGAAATGACCGAAGTTGGTGGCAAAAAAGTTCCAAAATTTGCGGCTGACGGCAAAGGCGCTAAAGATTTAATGAAAAAAACTAAAGGCGGTGCTGTCAAAAAAGCCAAGGGTGGCGCACTAATGAAGAAAAAGAAGCCTACGGGCGGATGATTAGTGTCCCATTTAATAAGCAACATCCCGTATTTTAAATGCTGGGTGCGTAAAGAATTTACATGTGACCACCAACGATATCATGGTGAGTTTTTACATGCGCTTGCTATAGCGGTAAATACAATTCCAGACCGATCCTTGAGTTTTCAAGTGGTTTTTACTGGAATTACAGACACTTCCGATGACGTTGAGTCTAACGTCCACGGAGGAGCAATGTGGGCACGTATGCCAATACAAGCATTGGTAGCTGATGTGCCTTTAGATGATTGGCCTGACAGGATGGAAGACCATCTTTGTCAGCCGTGGGACTGCGAGTCTATTGATCACAGTGTGATTGTTATAAACCGTGTTAGCTCAAGCCCGTGGATAGCTAAAGTTAACCACGAGTTTTATGAAGCGCGGTATGTCATGACTATAGATTATACCGGCAACAGTATCGCAGACTCTCCAGATCAGCATAAACAAAGTCATTTGTTATATCTGACAGAGGGTCCGTGGGCAGGTAATATGGTGGCATTACCAAATAACCGGGTAAGAGCTACTTCACCTGCGTTATGGAACACAGGAGACGGTGCGCCTGACTTTACGCCCAGCCAATATACACACACGGCGGAGGGGCACAGTAGTTATACAGACCCGAACATAACGTTTGATAATCTGTATTCGGAAGGGGTGAAGTGACATGACTACTTCTAGTTCAACAGATTTTGAGCTTGATGTAAGTGATTACATTGAAGAGGCTTATGAACGCTGCGGGCTAGAGGTCCGCACCGGTTATGACCTCAAAACTGCAAAAAGATCGTTGAACTTGATGTTGGCGGATTGGGCAAACCGGGGTTTGAATCAATGGACCATTGACCAAACAACGGTTTCGCTTACCGAAGGTACTGCTGAATATACGCTTGGAGCATCTACAATTGATGTTTTGGACGCAGTCATACGAAGGAGTGGCACCGATTTTGCGCTGGAAAGGATTAGTAGGGGTGATTACATCAATATACCCACTAAAACGACCAAAGCGCGTCCCTCTCAGTTTTTTATAGACCGGCAGATAAACCCTGTCTTGAAGCTGTGGCCTGTGCCTGAGAACAGTACGGATACAGTCATTATTGATAAGCTTGTACGTATGGATGACGCAGACACCTTTACAAACACCCTGGACCTGCCTTTTCGGTTTTACCCGTGTTTGGCTGCAGGTTTAGCGTATTACTTAGCTATGAAACGGGCCCCAGAAAGGGTTCAACTTCTAAAAGCGGTGTACGAAGAGGAGTTTGACCGGGCAGCTTCTGAGGATAGGGATAGGTCTTCTTTCAACATTCAGCCCTCAATGGCTTACTCAAGGGTGCTGTGATGGCTAGGTTTGCTAATGGGAAGTTCGCTTACGGGATATCAGATCGTTCTGGCTTTCGCTACAAACTTAACGAGATGAAACGTGAATGGACCGGCATGTTGGTTGGTCCGGATGAATATGAGCCCAAGCAGCCACAATTAGAGCCCCGCAGGAAAGCTGTCGATCCTCAAGCTTTGTTAAACCCAAGACCGCAGCCGGAAAACCCAACGAGTGCTTTTTTAGTTAAAACAACAAATAGCATTAGTTATTTAGGAAACGGTAACTGGGCCACAGCTGGAGTAGCGCAGCTGCCCTCTGAATTAACAAATACGGATGCCCTGGAGGGTTCTGTAGGGTCCGTTACGGTGACAACCTCATGAGCTTTACTTACGGTGAATTAAAACAGGCTATAAAAGACTATACGGAAAACGACGAAACGACGTTTACCAACAATCTTCCTGTGTTTATTCGTAATGCTGAAGAGCGCATTCTTAAAAATGTACAGCTTTCAGAGTTCCGTAAAAATGTGACCGGAACTTCTACCGCGTCTAATCAATTTTTGGACTGCCCTTCTGATTTTTTAGCTCCCTTTTCGCTTTCTTTTGAAGTCTCTTCGTCCAAAATCTTTGTTGAGTACAAAGACGTTAACTTCTTGCAGACGTTCAACCCCAACAGTAGCACCACGGGGACGCCGAAATACTATGCGATGTTTGATAGCAGTAATTTTATTTTAGCGCCTACTCCAGATGCCGCTTTGACGGCAGAGCTGCATTATTACTATCGGCCTGCCAGCTTGACCAGCTTGAGCGACACAAGTCAGTCATGGCTTAGTGAAAACGCCCCTCTGGCGCTGTTATACGGCAGTTTGCTAGAGGCGTACACCTTTATGAAAGGGGAGCAGGATGTTTTGGGTTTGTATGCCTCTCAACTGCAAAATGCCCTAATTGGAATGAAGCAGTTTGGAGAATCTAAAGAAGTTACGGATCAATATATGACCGGCATGGTCATAAGGCCTAAACAATGAACTTTGAAGGAGTTACACTATCACCGGGCATAGTCGAAGTTCAGACTACCCAACATCGTGGCTTCACTCCTGAAGAGGTTGCTGAACGGTGCTTAGACAAGCTTCTCAGCGTTTCTGATACGGCACCTCCCGCTATCAGGGATCAAGCGATAGCTTATAAGGAGCATATGAGAGCGGTTCTTGTCTTTTATATGAAAGAAGCCGTTCAAAGTGACAGAACTACTGTTAACAACGCCTTGCTTGATGCAGGGCACAAAGACTTGGCTGAACTTATCAGGAGATTATGACATGGCCTTTTCAGGAAACTTCATGTGTACGTCTTTTAAGCAGGAATTGCTCCAGGCGAAACACGATTTTACAAATAGCTCTGGCGACACATATAAGCTGGCGATGTACACCAACTCCGCTAGTTTTAATGCGGCGACCACGGCGTATACGACCAGTAACGAGATCAGCGGCACAGGCTACTCAGCAGGCGGGGGAACACTGACTAACGTGACCCCGACTACCTCGGGAACCACGGCCTTGACCGACTTTGCCGATCTCACGTTCTCCAGCAGCACCCTGACGGCGCGTGGGGCACTAATTTATAACACCACGGCAGGTAGTGGCAGCGGAACCACAAATACCGTTCTTGTATTGGATTTTGGCGCTGACAAGTCATCAAGCTCTGGTGACTTCACCATCGTGTTCCCAACTGCTGACGCATCTAACGCTATTATTCGGATTGCATAATCATGGCCTTGGTCGTTGCTGATCGCGTAAAAGAAACCACCACATCGACAGGTACAGGCGCGATTACGCTCGGGGGTGCAGAACCCAACTTCCGCACCTTTTCGTCTGTCCTGTCGGATGCGGACACCACTTACTACGCCATCATTGATGACAACAACCTTGCTTTTGAGGTTGGTCTAGGCACCTATGCAAGTAGCGGTAACACGATAACCCGCACCACGGTTCTTGCTAGTTCTAACAGCAACAATGCCGTGAACTTTAGCGCGGGAACCAAAGATGTGTTCCTGACCTATCCTGCGGATAAGTCTGTAAACAGGGATGCCTCGGGTAATGTGTCTGTTAGCGGCGGTGTAACTGCAACATCCTTTACGGGAAACATTACAGGTAATGTGACGGGTAATGTGACGGGCGCTGTGACAGCCACTCAGGTAGACCTGACAGGGCAGGGTGACCTGCGGCTACAGGATGCCTCTGGCGGTCAGTACGTTGCATTACAGGCTCCAGCTACCGTGGGGTCTAGCTTTACGTTTACCCTGCCTTCTGCCGATGGTAGTGCCGATCAGTTACTCAAGACTGACGGCTCGGGCAACCTTAGCTTTGCAACGATCAATCCAGCCCCTAGTTTCACGGCTACAGCAGATGGCGCTATAGCTAATGGCGACACGTTAATTGTCACTTCTGCAGGAAAACTTAAACCGGCGGGAATAGATATTGTAAATGTAAACCCTCCTGTCCGTAATGCCACCAAATTAACTGTGGATAGTGGCTATGCGTATCCGGGCGGTAATGCCAGTTACGCTTTTGACACTACAACAAATCAAACCGCTGTGTTCTTTTCAGAGTTCCAAAGCGGCTCTCGGAAGTCTGGCATATTTATGGTGTCAATCGATGACGGTATTGGCGCGGCGGCAACGCTGTCCAAAGGGTCATTTAATCAGCTTGTTGGTAGCAACTCATATATAGACCAGTATGAAATGCTGTACGACCCGGACATCAGCAAGCTAGTTATATTTTATAAGCATCAAAGCTCCACCAGACTTTACGCCGTGGTTGGTACGGTAAGTGGAACAAGTGTTACGTTTGCCACGGCTGTTGAAGCGTCTACAGACTCAATAGACTATTGCCGTGCCGCGTATGACACAACTAACAATAAATACATTGTTGTTTACAAAAGAGGAAGCAACTTATACGGCAGAGTCGTAAGTATAAGCGGAACGACACCTTCATTTGAGTCTGAAGTGACAATTTATGACCTTGAGCAGGGCGTTGATTCTCAGAACATTACCATTGCTTTTAGTCCTGATGACGACAAATTCATAGTCGCATTTCAGAACGATGCTGTTAGCACAAATTCTGTAAGGTGCAGATCGTTAGCTATAAGTGGAAGCTCAATAACTGTAGGCACAGACACTCAGATATTGTCGGGTAATGTTCAGATTACCAAAGGCAACAACCTGAAAATGGTGTATGACACAGAGCATGACGTGTTTTGTATGACATACACTCGGTCAACAAATAGTTATTACGTTGACTTTAGAACTTTAAGCATAAACGGATCGGGAGTAACTGTGGGGAGTGAGTATACTGTTGTTAGCGTTGGGCAAAGTGGCTCCCCCGTAAATTTGACATTTAACGCAACGGACGGCAAATGTTACATAGGCTACAAAAACTCAAGCAATGCTAATTACATAATATCATTTGATGCAGGAAGTAACACCGCAGGGACGGCGTTAAAAGTATCTGCCGACACTGCGGCTTATCAAAGTTATGTGGAAATTGTGTATGACTCCCATCGTCAAAAAATGGTGATGACAGGAGATAATGGTTACAACAATGACCTTGAGTCTTACATGGTTTCTGGGACAGACGGGCAAACAAACCTAACTGCTGAAAACTATGTAGGCATTGCGGATGCGGCTTACTCTGATGGAGATACAGCCACCTGCCAGACTGTCGGCGCGGTTGACGATGCTCAATCATCTCTTACCCCCGGACAGCTTTACTACGTTCAAAACAACGGCTCTCTTTCAACGTCTGCGGGAAGTCCCTCTGTTGTCGGGGGCGTTGCGATTGCTTCTACCAAGCTGTTAATAACAAGGAGCTAAGGTGAAAACGATTACTGAGAACTCAACCAAGCTGTCCAAGTATCTTTTTGAAGACAGCAAGACGATAACTGTTGAGTCCGACAAGATTATTGTCGGAGACCCCTCTAGCCCTGATTCGACTATATGCGACCTAAACTCCAGCAATGCCACGCTGACTGAAAATGTCACGGATGCGCCTAGCAACTGGATAGGGGAACGCTACACCTATGACCCTGCCGCAGACCCTAAATGGGTAGCAAATCCCGATTGGGAAGACCCTGAAGCCTAAAGGTACACGTTATGGCCTTAATTATTAAGGACAGAGTAAAAGAGACAACAACGACCACTGGCACGGGCAACGTGGCCTTGGGCGGCGCGGTCAGCAACTTTGTCACGTTTTCTTCTGTTCTGTCAGACAGTGATACAACTTACTACGCGATTGTAGACAGCAACAACTCTGACTTTGAGGTGGGGCTGGGAACATACGTCAGCAGCGGTAATACAATTGCCAGAACTACGGTGCTTGCAAGCTCCAACAGCGGCTCTGCTGTTAGCTTGTCAGCAGGAAGCAAGGTTATATTTTGCGCGTTTCCAGCCGACAAAGCGGTGGTTGAAGACGCCAACGGTGTGGTGTCGATTGAGAACCTGCAGTTCGACACTAACGCGATCAAGTCCACAAACACCAACGGAAACATACAGCTATTTCCAGCAGGGACGGGCTTTACAGAGCTATACGGCAATACCAATGCCGGTGCGATCCGGTTTAATTGCGAGTCAAACAGCCACGGTGTAACCCTAAAGGGGCCACCTCACAGCGCCTCTGCTACTTACAGCCTGGAGCTTCCTAACGGTGACGGGTCAGACGGCCAGCTTCTCAAAACAGACGGCAGCGGCAAGCTGGCGTTCACAAGCTCGCTTCCCGGCATTACTGCAACAGCCTCAGAGATCAACATCCTTGATGGTGTTACTGCAACAGCCTCAGAGATCAACATTTTGGATGGGGTTACTGCAACAGCCTCAGAGATCAACATTTTGGATGGTGTTACTGCAACAGCCTCAGAGATCAACTATCTCGACATTACTACCTTGGGTCTGACGCAGGCAAGCAAGGCTGTGACAGCAGATGCAAACGGTGTGGTTAGCTTTGATAACGGCACAATTGAAGAGGTTACGACCGTCACATCTAGCTCTAATGCCGCCACCATTAACCTGCGTGACGGCAATTTATTTGAGCATGATCTGACAGAAAACGTCACCTACACCTTTAGCAACCCAGCCGCCGCAGGCAGGGCGTCATCATTTGTGCTGAAGGTGATTCAAGACAGCAGTGCCAGAACGATTACATGGCCCGGAAGTGTTGATTGGCCTGCGGCTACAGCGCCCACCCTGACTGCAACAAACAATGGCGTGGATGTATTTGTGTTCTTCACTATTGATGGCGGCACAACCTATTACGGGTTTGTTGCTGGGCAAGCAATGGGATGAGTGTAGGTACTAAGCTATTACAAGCCGCCGCCGGTAACGCTGGTGAAGCTGTTTATGTTGAAGATGTGTTTTCCACGTTTCTGTATGAAGGCACAAACACAAGCACAGCGCATCAAATTCAAAACGGTATTGACCTTTCTGGAGAAGGTGGTCTTGTTTGGATAAAAAAACGTGATAGCAATATCGCAGTTACTAATCACCATCTTGTTGATACTGAGCGAGGCGATTACTACTTAGCTTCAAACAGCACAAACGCTCAGGCATCGGGTAGTGATATAAACACGTTTAATTCAGATGGCTGGACTTTTGATGCATCAACGGGTCTTGGTACGGACTATTTAGGTTCAGACTACGTTTCTTGGACATTCCGCAAGCAAGAAAAGTTTTTTGACATTGTTACTTATACAGGCGATGGGACAGACAATAGGGCTATAGCTCATAACCTTGGCTCTGTTCCGGGCATGATCTTGTTAAAAATAACGTCTGACACTGACAACTGGATTGTTTACCATCGCTCCCTTGGGTACACAAAGCTGTTGCGTTTAAACATGCAGAACTCAGTGTGGACGCAAGACAGGTGGGGTGACCAAAATCCAACATCAACACACTTCTATGTTGATAACAATCAAGAGTGTAATCAAAGTGGCGAAACCTACGTTGCCTACATATTCGGCCATAACGAAGCAGAGTATGGCGAAAATTCTGACGAAGCCATTATTTACTGTGACTCGTTTACAACAACATCTACATGGGGAAACTTCAAAGAAGAGATTGGATTTGAGCCTCAGTGGATAATGGTGAAAAGAACAGATAGCTCCGATAATTGGATCATGCTGGACATGATGCGCGGAGTTGCTGGGCCGGGCGATCAGGCTCTTGTTGACACGGGGATGTTTGGCAATGCCTCTAACGATCAAGAGCTACTAGCAAACACTAATAACGCCGAAAGCACACAAGGTAGGGGCGGGTTTTACAGCAAAGGGTACTTAGGAAATCTTGGTGGATTTGGCAACGCAACATACATCTATGTAGCCATCCGCAGACCGCAGAAGCCAGCATCAGAATTTGCGGCTACTGACTTGTTTACTTTGCAAGCTAAATCACCCGGAGAGGGGGCCGATACATTTATTTCTACAGGCTTCAATGTAGATACTTTTATGTACAGAAGCAGAGCATCCAGCGCAACGGTGCTTGGAGATAGGCTAAGAGGTCGGGCAGGTGGCCCCGATCTTTTAACAAACGCGGCTGATACTGAAGGCACTAATACTGGAGCGTTTTTTTTAGATAATTCCAATGGCGTAATTGTAGATTATTCGGGCGGTCATTTTAATGTTGCACCCGCCGCAACTGACAAAAACTACATTCGTTATTTTTTAAGGCGAGCCAAAGGGTTTTATGATGTTGTGTGTTATGTGGGAACTGGGTCGGGCACAACCTTTAATCATAATTTAGGGGTTACCCCAGAGTTAATGTGGATAAAAGCCAGATCAGGGGCGGCAGACCAGTGGGTTATTTGGGATAAAAATGCAGATTTGTCAACAACAACGCCTTTGTTTTCTGACTTTACCCAAGCCAGAAGGTACAACAAGCTTTCTGTAAACTCTACAGCGCCTACAGCTTCTGTATTTTCTGTAGGGCCAGCGGGTTACAGCACCAACACGAGCGGCGTTAGCTATATAGTCTATCTTTTTGCTTCTGTAGCTGGGATTTCAAAAATTGGAACTTACAGCGGGACAGGAAGCAATGTAAATGTTGATTGCGGATTTAGTGCGGGAGCTAGGTTTGTTTTAATTTGGAGAACAGATAGCTCTGGCCCCGGATGGTACGTTTATGATTCTGCAAGAGGGATTGTTGCGGGCAATGATCCTTATTCCTTACTAGGCTCCAATGCCGCAGAGGTGACCAACACAGACTACATAGACCCACTCAACGCTGGTTTTACAGTTACCTCATCAGCACCAGCGGCGCTTAACACTTCCGGCGGTACATACACCTTTTTGGCAATAGCATAGGATTATCAACTATGTCGGAATACAGAGTACGAGCAACGGGTGAGGTTAAATCTCAAAGCCAAATCCGCTTAGACAACAAGAATATGTCTTTACCTAGAGTATGGACCGCAAACGTGTGTGACGCGCTTGGCGTTGATCCTGTACTTGCGGCCCCTGCACCAGAGCCTAGCGCCGCTTACAAGTCAGTAGTACGCAACGGTGCCGTACAGGACGCTGACGGAAATTGGGTAGAGGCGTGGGTAGAGCGCGAAATGTTTACTGAGTACACCGACGAAAACGGTGATGTTCAGACTGTAGCGGCACAAAAAACAGCTTACGATGCGGAAAACACTGCTGTTCGGGCGGCGGCTGAAAGAGCCAAACGGACTGCTTTGTTGATGGAGACAGATCACTACGCTCTGGCAGATGTCACCATGTCTGATGCTATGAAGACGTACAGGCAAGCGTTGCGTGATGTGCCACAGCAGACAGATTTTCCCAGCACAATCAACTGGCCTACAAAGCCGTGATATGTGGAAGTCATCGTCCTGTATTTGGTGCTGGACACCTACACCTACACATGGGCGATAGGCAGCAGAACAAGGCTAGAACATTACCGGATATGCCGCTACAAGGAGTTAAATAGCGAATCGGATCAAACGTACACTTGGTACTTGCCGTACTTGAGATCGTACTGTGATCCTTATGTGATTTACGAGGTTCCCAATGATTGACCCTGTGACAGCGGTGGCGGCGGCTACCAAAGCCTACGCTGGCGTAAAGGCATTTATTGAGGCCGGTAAGAGCATTGAAGACACGTTCCAGGTGGTAGCTCGTTGGCAGGGCCACGCCAGTGACGTTCTCTACGCAAGCCAAAGACAGAAAAAACGTACTAACCCCCTGAAACAACTTGTATTTTCTTCTTCAGTCGAGGCAGAAGCGGCTGAATTGTTTGCCCACAGAAAGCGAATTGATAATCAACGCAAGGAGCTTATTCAACTTCTGCGCTATGCATACGGAAATGAAGGCGTTGAAGAGTACAGAAACTGCATGAAAGAAGTGCAAGAGCAACGTAAACGAGAGGTGTATGCGCAACAGGAGGCCAAGGACGCAATAATCAAGTCGTTTTGGATTGTGGTTTTGGTGGGGATAGCGGGCGGCATCATAGCCTTTATTTTTGAAGCGGTGTCAAGTAAGGGGTAGTATACTGTGATAGCGCACACTCAGAGCGGGCCTAACTAACGCCTATGTTTGGTTTAACCGGATTTTCAGCCACACCGTTCAGCACCCCCTCCGCGTTTGGTCCGGTGGGTGTTACAGGTGTTGCGGCTACCGGTGGCGTTGGCAGCGTATCTATTAACGGGGACGCCGATGCGGTTGTCACCGGCCTTCAGGCTACCGCTTCTGGCGGCGTTTTAGTATTTAACGAGTCCATATCGGTTACCGGCCTTGCCGCTACAAGCGGGTTTGGCAGTACGACGGTATCTCTGCCCACTGGGGTTTCTGTAACAGGCGTTTCGGCCTCTATGCCGATGACTTCCTTGGAGGCCGGAGGTTCCCTGCTAGGGGGCTTGGCGTTCTCTGAAGAGCCGTTTGCCACCCTTTCTGATGACAGCCTCCAGATCAGCTTCCAGCTTGGCGTTGGGGCATCTGTCACGGGCCTTGCCGCTACATCTGCGGTGGGCTCTGTCACTGTCGTTGGTCCTGCCAATGTATCTGTAACGGGTATAGCGGGCACGGGTGGCGTCGGCTCTGTCACGGTAGACGCTGCCGGGCAAGTAGATGTTACAGGAATAGGGGCCACAGGCGGCGTCGGCGCTGTCACTGTCACGCAGGGAACGGGCGTAGATGTGGCTGTTACGGGGTCTTTTGCCATAGGACGTGTAGGCGTAGCCACGGCCACCGGGGAAATACAAATTCAACTAACCGGGCTTTCTGCAACAGGACAAGTTGGACAAGTTGCTCCTTTTGCTTGGAACCCCATAGTTCCAGATCAGACTGCGAATTGGGTAGAAATAGCGGCATAGCGAGGACATCATGCCTAGTACATATACGACAAACCTTGGTATTGAAAAGATTGCTACTGGCGAGCAGTCAGGTACGTGGGGCACAACCACGAACACAAATTTTGATCTGATTGACAGCGCCATAGACGGCATTATTTCGGTCACCTTGTCTTCTGCGGGTAGTTCAGGCAGCCCCACCGACCTGCCTATAACAGACGGGTCTACCTCTAACGGGCGCAACAAATTCATTGAATTCATAGATGGTGGTGACCTGGGAGGCACTGCATATGTGCAGCTGACGCCCAACAATGCCGAAAAAATCGTTCATATTCGCAATTCTTTAAGTGGTAGTCGATCAATCATTATTTTTCAAGGCACTTACAACGCTTCCAATGACTTTGAAATAGCCAATGGAAAAGACGTTGTATTGAAGTTTAACGGTGGCGGCACGGGCGCTACCGTTACGCAGGTATTTGTTGATCTTGTAGCTACAAATGTCACCGGTAATTTGACGGGGAACGTCACAGGAAACGTCACAGGAAACGTCACAGGCGCAATTACGGGCAATGTCACAGGTAATTTGACAGGGAACGTCACGGGTAATGTTACTGGAAACGTCACAGGGAACGTCACGGGTAATGTTACTTCTACAGGATCGTCTTCGTTTTCGACAATTGACATAGATGGTGGCGCTATTGACGGCACTCCCATAGGCGCTAATAGCGCGTCTTCTGGGGCTTTTACTACATTAAGCACCACAGGTACTGCCACATTGCCCACGGTGGATATTGCGGCAGGCGAGATTGACGGCACCAATATAGGGGCTTCTACCCCCGGAACCGGTGCCTTTTCCTCTCTTTCTGCAAGTGGTACAGCCACTTTAGCTACTGTAGATATAAATGCGGGGGCTATAGACGGTACAAATATAGGAGCTTCTACCCCCGGGACAGGGGTGTTTTCCGCGTTAACAACCACCGGAGACAGCCTTACTATACAAACCACGCAAACTCCCTCCAGTGCCACGGCTACTGGAACAACGGGAGAAATTGCTTGGGATAGTGAATATATATATGTCTGTATCTCTACAAATACTTGGAAACGTGTAGCAATATCCACTTGGAGCTAAAGAATGCCGTTAACCAAGCTCCAATTCAGACCGGGTATTAACCGCGAAACAACTTCATATACCAATGAAGGCGGCTGGTTTGATGGCGATAAAATACGTTTTCGGTTTGGTGTGCCTGAAAAAATAGGCGGCTGGGAACGTGCCACGGAAAACACTTTCTTAGGCACTTGTCGTGCGCTTAAACCTTTTGTCGCGCTCGACGGCTCACGGTTCATGGGCCTTGGAACACACCTCAAGTACTATATTGAGGAGGGCGGCACTTATAACGACATTACGCCTATACGCTCTACAACGGGCGCTGGAGACGTTACGTTTAGTGCCACAAATGAGTCCGCGACGCTTACTGTGTCAGACACGGCCCACGGGGCTGTGGCAGGGGACTATGTCACCTTTTCAGGCGCGGCATCTTTGGGTGGCAACATCACGGCAGCGGTTCTTAATCAAGAATATCGCATAGATACGATTGTCAATGACAATAGCTTTACCATCATAGCCAAGGACACTTCTGACGCAACAGTCACAGCCAATTCCAGCGACAGCGGTAACGGTGGTAGCTCCACCGTAGGTGCGTATCAAATCAACACCGGTCTGGACACTTCGGTTAGTGGCACCGGTTGGGGCGTGGGCACCTGGGGCCGAGAAGGTTGGGGTGATGCAGCTGCTGCTACGGGTACAACCTCTATTCTGCGTATCTGGACACATGACAATTTTGGTGAAGATTTGATCATAAATGTCCGAGATGCGGGCATTTTTTACTGGGACAAGACCTTGGGCCTGTCTTCACGGGCCGTGGCAATTTCAGACCGCACCAATGCGGACTCAACCACGCCTACGATAGCCAAGCAGGTTATCGTGTCTGACCGCGACCGGCACATCATTGCGTTTGGTTGCGATGCAGAAAATGCCATTGGCACTCAAGACCCTTTGTTGATCCGGTTCAGTGACCAAGAAGACCCGACCACATGGCAGTCTTTACCCTCTAATACAGCAGGTGACCTGCGTATCGGCTCGGGTTCTGAGATCGTAGCAGCGGTAGAAACACGTCAGCAAATTCTTGTTTATACTGATGTTTCTCTACACGCCATGCAGTTTTTGGGGCCGCCTTTCACATTTGGTATCAGTTTGGTATCAGAAAACACCACCATCATGTCGCCTTTGGCTGCCATTGCACACGATGACGTGGTGTATTGGATGGGTTTTGAAGAGTTTTACGTGTTTAGTGGCCAAGTACAGCGTATTCCCTGTACGGTAAGGTCATACGTGTTTGATGACTTTAACCGTGAACAAAAGGAAAAGGTCTTTGCGGCGTCGAACTCGGCGTACAGCGAAGTCTGGTGGTTCTACCCATCGTCAACCGCTAATGAAGTTGATCGCTACGTTGTATTTAATTATCAAGAAAATGCTTGGTATTACGGTACTTTGGTGCGTACAGCTTGGGTTGACCGTGGGATCAATGATTACCCGGTTGCGACGTTTACCGATGGCCGACAGTATTTTCAAGAGCTTGGTTTGGACGATAATACTTCTAGCCCTGCTGTGGCCATCAATGCCCACATAGAATCTAGCCAGATTGACCTTGCAGACGGCGAGCAGTTTGCCTTTATACGTCGGATTATCCCCGACATAACCTTTGAAAACTCCACTGCCGCTTCGCCAAACGTGGTGTTTACCACCAAAGTGCGTGATTTTCCGGGCGGTAACTACGATGCAGAGGATGCGGCCACTGTCACACGATCTGCAACTACCCCTGTAGAACAGTTTACAAATCAGGTACATTTACGTCTGAGGGGGCGTAGCTTCGCGCTACGTGTGGCCTCCTCTGATACAGAAACGCAATGGCGGTTGGGTTCTGCCCGACTAGACGTGCGCCCGGATGGCCGACGATGAGCGGTCGCCGCTTAGTATTACCTCAGTTCCCACGAGCCCCGGAGCAATATAACGCTTCGTATATGTCCGAGGTTGTGCGCTCATTTTCTGTATTTCTTGAGCTATTTAACAACCCTGGAGATGCACGGCACACGGAACTTACTTTGACAAATTTACCGCAGAACGACTACAACCTAGAAGTTGGTGCGCTTTTTCAGCAAGATGGCAACCTTAAAATTGTCATAGCCAACAAACCCCACCCCGCAGGGTTAGCAGGTACGGGTGCAGTAGGTTCTGTGACTGTATCAACGCCATAAGTGCTTTGATACAATCAAAAGAGATTATGGGATAGTTCTATGACAGCTGCCGCATCACGAAGTCCAGAACCATATGAAGTGCCCGAAGGTGGGCTTGGATCTTTTCTAACTGCAACGGTTGGAGATTGGTCGGACGAAGCTCTTAACGCTGACAATTATTACGACGTAGTAAAACCTACCGCAGACCAGCTGGCACAGTTTGGCCGTGAAGAAGATGATCGCATAGCGCACGTTGCCACGGGCGAAACAATTATCCCCATGGCGGTCTTTGAAGAAGACCCCGCACTAAAAGAAGCTGTTTTTAACCGCATGATAGATATGGGCATTGACCCAGAACGCTACATTGTGGGTAACGAGCTAAACAGCATTAACCCTGTCACAGGCCAGCCTGAGTTCTTCCTGAAGAAGATATTTAAGGGCATCAAAAAAGCCGTCAAGGGTGTGGTGAAAGTATTTAAGGCCGTTGCTCCGATTGTCCTGTCTATTGGCTTATCGATGACGCCTCTTGGTCCGATTGTTGGGACGGCCTTAGGTAGCGGCCTTGGAACCCTGATCCAAGGTGGTGATCTTAAAGACGCTCTAAAAGCCGCCGCAATTGGCGGTATAACAGCAGGCGTCACATCAGGTATTAGTAACGTTGTTAAAGCGCAGATACCGGGCGGCTCTGCTGGCGGAACGTTTATGGAAGGTGTCCGTGGCGCGTTGCCGGGTCCAGACGTGAGTATAGGACGCATATTTGGTGCGCCAGCTGATGCGGCTGTAACGCCAGCTGATGCGGCTGTAACGCCAGCTGGCGCGGCTGTAACGCCCGCTGACGCTGTTGCGGATGCCTTTGGCCCCCCAGTAGGCCCCGTTCCAGATGGACTTACATATGTCGCCGGTCCCTCCCCGTATGCAACCGGTGAGCAAATTGGGCTGGTATCTACTGCAGACGATGTGACAGCCATTGAACAGGTACTTGGAACACCGATAGAAGAAGTGGCCAAGAGTGGCGGACCGTTAGAAGAAGTGGCCAAGCGTGGCGGACAGTTAGAAGAAGTTGTAGTCAAAGCGCAACGAATACCTCAATCAGACATAATTGCTGGTTTGGGCGGAGATCCTACGGGAGCAATAGCAAGTTCTTTGGATACGCTCGCAGCAGAAAGCCTTGCAGCTTCGGACCCTTCTTTAAAAGGTAAAGCAACGCAAGCATTTGATAGGACTAAAGATTTTGCTTTTAGAGCCGGAGAAACTCCGGGGCAAGTTGAACTTGCCAAAGCTTTAGAAGCGCAACAGGCTTATCAAAACGTAGTTGCTGATTTTAAATCTCGGTACACTCCGGAAGTTTTTAACAGTCCTGCAATTCAAGTAAGGATTGATGAGGTCGCTAGAGCAGCAGCTGAAAAGGCGGCTGCAGATGTAGGACCGGGCTTTTTTGCTAAATACGGCCCTTCTGCATTGGGCATCACGGGCCTAGCTGCCGCCGCAGGCGCATTTGACGTGCCCGAACTGGAGCCCTTGGATGATATGTATGGCGGGATAACGGGCATGGACCTGTTGGCTCAAAACCCCCTCAAGTACCGAACTTATTCGCAACGCGGGGCAGGCTATAACCCGCCTCCTGTAGGCGCAGCTGGTGGCGGCAGCATGGACACTCGTTCTTTCCCCAGACGAGACGGCGCTATCAGTGGCCCGGGCACCGAAACTTCCGACGATATCCCAGCAATGCTTTCAGATGGCGAGTTTGTGATGACCGCTAGAGCCGTCCGTGGTGCTGGGAATGGTAGTCGTGAGGCAGGGATGCGGAAGATGTACAACATGATGAGTCAGTTTGAGAGGGCCGTCTAACGTGGCAGTTGACACAACAATTCAGCGCATTCAGGAAAACCCTGAAATTGAAGCGTATCGTATTGGATTATTGTCCGACGTTACCGACTTTATTAGAGAAAACCTGACCGGCGCACCCGTCTCACCTATTCTCCCACCCGCCTTTCAAGTAGCGGGACTTACGCCGCTTCAGCAGCGGGCGGCGTCTCTAGCTTCACAAGGCGTAGGCGCTTACCAGCCATACATGACTTCTGCTTTAGACGCCATGCGGCGTGGTGAGACAGCCACAGAAACATATGGCCTTGGTGGCGTGGACGAGGGTCTTGCCGCAGGCAGAGCGGGCCTTGGTGCTTTGATGGGCACAGGAGCGGCATTTGACCCTGCTTCAACCTCCACCTTCATGAACCCTTACGAAGATGCGGTTGTTGAACAGGCCATGCGGGACATTGACCGTGGCAGTCAGGCTACACGTCAACAACTTGGTGCCCGTGCCGCCGCCGCTGGCGCATTTGGCGGCTCTCGGCAGGCTGTAGCAGAGGGTGAACTAAACCGTGCATTGGCGGAGCAGAAAGCACGAACCGCGAGTCAGCTACGCGCTTCTGGTTTCCAGCAGGCTCAAGGACAGGCTCAACAAGCGTTTGAAGCCGCACAGCGCCGCCGTCAGCAACAAGCACAGTTGGCCGGTGCTTTGGGCCAAGGACTTGGATCGCTAGGCGGACAGGGCGCACAGGTGGGGACACAATTAAGTCAGCTAGGTCTACAACAGGCCGGGCTGGGTCAGCTACAGCAACAGCTGAATTTGGGCGATGTTAAGACCTTGGAGGCTCTTGGTGCGCGGGATCAGGCCCTGCAACAGCAGGTCTTGGAAGCTCAACGGCAAAGCAATTTGCAGTTACAGCAGTTCCCATACCAACAGTTTGCGTTCCTTAGTGATGTCTACAAAGGCACACCGTCCTCGCAACAGGTAACTCAGACAACACAAACACAAGACCCGTCTGCCTTCCAGCAGATAGCTGGTTTGGGTATTGCTGGACTTAGCGCCGCTGCAGGCGCTAAAAACTTAGGACTTGGATTCTAATATGACTGTACTTAATAGACCGTTGTTTCGGCAAGCGGGCGGCCCTATAGATGGCCCTGCGCAGGCTATGCCGGAAGAAGACGATATAAACCGCCAGATACGGGCAAACCTTGAAAATGAGCCAAGCTCCATCGCAAAAATGGGTGGTGGAAACATTGATGAGGCGGTTCGTCTCGGAAGAAGTTTATATGACACTGAAATGGCTTTGCGTAGATTGAAAGAGCTAGAACGCGCACCACAAAGAAACCGCAGAGAAATCCAAGAGGTTTCTCGTGAAATCCAAGCTCTTCAGCAAAGGATTGAAAATTCTGGTTTAAGGCAAAGCGACATTAGATCTTTAGAAATAGCTTTAATGCCTATGCGTAATAAGTTTGGCGACCCACTTAAATTTCTTCCAAGTAAGAGTTTTGAAATAGAAAACCGTGCCATGGGCGGTGAAATGATGGCCTCTGAGCAGATGATGGCCCCGCCGCCTCCACAGACCATGGCTCCCGGGCCAGCGCCCATGCCCCCCGGTGCTGACGTGGTACAGCAGACCGAACAGATGGCTGCCATGCAAGGCGAAAAGATAGGCCAAGATTACGCCCAGCGGATGATGCAGGGCATTGATCAGGCGCAGTCCACAGAGGAGTTAATCAACGCTTTCAGAGGCAATGAGATGCCCCTGGAGGCACGGCGCGACGAGCTTGCAAGTTATGTCGGGGAAGGGGACGCAGATCAAACCCCTGAGTCGGTGCTGGCCATGGTTCAGCCGGTCATCATGATGACCGAAGAAGGGGCCATGAACAGCGGTATCGGTAACCTGATGCAGCAGCTGACGGGCGACATCGACATGATGACAGAAGCTGGGCAACCGACTGACATGGGTCAGGGGGTAGGCAGTTTGATGATGGCAGGGGCACCGGAGGTCCCCGCTCCTCAAAATTTTAGAAAAGGCGGTGCTGTAGTACAGCGGTTTAATCAGGGTGAGGAAGTCAGCGCCGCCCAAGCATTTTCAACAGAAGCTAAAGATGCTTACGAAGGTCTAGCACCTTTGTTTTCAGAGCTTATTGACCAGCAGGAACGCGATGAGCTTGATGCAGAGCGAGAAGCCTTTGACAGAGCGCAATTCTTTTTGTCTGCGGCTAGGGGCGGCCTTAGTTTAGCGCAAGGCAATCCTAACGTAAGTGGTTCGTTTGCCTCTCAGCTTGCCTCTGCAGCCATGCCCGTTGCTGAAGATATGGCGGCAATCGGTGCGCAAGCTCGCGCTCGTAAAGAAGCGCGTCGTAAGGAAGACCGGGCTTTAGACTTGGCAAGATTACAAGCGGGCATATCCTTTACTGAAACGGAAAGAGCCACCAGGGCCGCCGCTCAACAAAAAGCTTTAGATCGCCAAATGGAGCTAAATAAATTCTTGTTGGGGCGTGATACCAAGCTTTACATTGATCCTAATGACCTTAATGCACAGCCTCAAGCCGTTTTAGATATTCCAACTAAAATTGATGAGGCGCTAAAATTGGGGTTAGTGCCCTATCAGCCTATGTCTGACCGGGAGCAAAGAGAGGCGCTTGCCCGAAGGCTACTAACAGGTGGTGAAAATTCTAAATATGCCACCAATGACTTGAAGGGTGTTGAAATATATGAATTAGAGCGGTTCTTGACCGATGAATATCAAACGAAAGTTACCTTTGACGAGACTACTGGCGACAAAATGAATGTATCCCCAACGTTACCCCCGGAAATTTTGAAAGCAATAAAAGTCCGAAGGGAAAATAACTTATCTGTACCGAACTTTACTCTACGTCAGTTAGGAGAAGACGCTCAACCAGATCCCCCACCCGGAAGCGCCGAAGTACTTGAACCAGCGCCTGTTGTACCTTCAGCAGCGGTGCCCGCTGACAGCAGGAAGGCTAAATTACAAAGAGTCGCAGAAATAGCCGAAGTGGACCCGATAGTAGCGGAATTGGCTGACATAACCCGGGGCGGCGCAGACTTTAACAGAGGTCTGGGAGTCCCCGGAGCTTTACGGCGTTTTAGAGAAAAAATAATTAACTTGTTTAGTGTGAGTCAAGTTGGACCCATGAGTCCTGAAGTTCAAGAGTTTCAGTCTCAAATAAAGGGCACCACGGCAGATACAATTCAAGCAATGGTTGCTGATTTAGACGAAAAATCTGCCCGAGATCAAAGAGCAATTATTGCTTCCGTGCTTCCCGTTCAAATTGATTTAGATGAAAGCAGTTCAACGTATGGAAAAGTTTTAGATTTAAGAAACATATCTCCTAGCGAATTTAAAGCGGATACTAAATCTTTGGTGACACAGTTAAAGACAAAAATAGCAAAAGTAGAAAGAGATATAGCTAATCCAAGCCTGCCGCGAGATGTAAAAAACCTAAGAAGAACGCAGCGAAGTTCGCTTGAAAGATCCTTGCAAACATGGGAAGGCATACTTCTTTTATCGGAGTTAGGAATGATGGCGGATGACAGATCTATACCCACGGATCGATCTGCGGCAGCTTTAGATGCTGCTGTACAAGCGGCAGGTGGGCGTTAAATATGGTTCAACCTATATCTGAAATGCGTCAATCCGGACTTTTGCCTCCGGAAGAGCCTCCTGTAAGCGACATGACAACCAGTGCCTATGATTTGGCACAGGAACAGATTGGTAGAGCTTTTTCTGAAGAATTACCGCCAGAAAAATTTGGCGTTGAAAATCTGTATAACAATTTAAGACAGGGTATTGCTGTAGACGGTAGTCCTCTCACAATCATTGTAGATGGCGTTGAAATTGAAACTGGTCCTTTTAGCGAAAACGATGCTTTAGACGCAATCGCCCAACGTTTATTAGTTCGTGACGGATATGACGTCGAAACGGCAAAGCAGAAAGTCAAATCACGCGAGCGTCTACCGGAAGACATAATTCTTGATCTTACTCCCACGAAAGACAGAAGCGCCGTAGGAGCCTTTTTTGAGGGCTTGGCTAGGGAAGGTGCGGCCAGCTTTGCGGGGATTGAAGCTGCTGCCATCGCAACGCCACCAGTTTATGCAGGCTCACAGCCTACGCGAGCGGTGCCTCTTGTAGGCCCTGTCTTGCCAGAAGCCATTGGTTTAACCACTGCTGTAAGTACTTACTTGTTGGCAAGTGGTGCTACTCAAGAGGTTGTAGATTTTTTGATTCCAGAGGCTCCGTATCTTCCACCAGATGTTCCTTTTCGTAAAGCCGGGGAAGCGGCAGGTGCGGGAATAGGTGCCCTGCGACGGTCCAAGGACATTCTTTTGGCACTGCCACAACAAATAGAACTTGGGTCCGCCCGGATTCTTAACAACATATCCGAAAGCAAAATATTAGGAACTCTTCAAAAAGTTTACGGGCGAGCGGCGCGTACTCTAGAACAAGGCATCCCGGCTCTTCGCAGAGAGGCTTTAGAGCGCCCCGAATTAATTACACGCACAGAGGCCGTTACCATACCCGGCGTAACTTTAGCTGGAGGCTTTGCTGCGCAGGTGGACCCTGGAGACACTAGCACTGCCATATTGTCAGAAATGGCTGGTAGCGTAATTAATATTCCAAGAATACTTACGGGTTCTTTGGATTTGTTAAATAAAACAAAAGATCAATTAATTTTAGGATTAGGGCCAATATTACCGGCAAACTTTGGCGGCGATAAGGTAATTCAAATTCAAGAACAACGAGCCGGTGAGTGGTTGGTTGGTTTTTTAGATGAAATAGGCAAAATTAGTGGTGAAATCCAACCCGATCTTTTGGTGGATTACAGCAAACAAAACCCGTTTTTTGGTCCGGACGGGCAAGCTTTTGACTTTGAAAACTTTGTAGCAGGCTATCGCACTCCAGAGGGTGCTTTTGATTCTGAAAACTTTTTTGAGGCGTTAGGGCAACAAGGCTTAGTAGACAGTGCTGGACAAGCTATTAGTGTTGATGAAGTCCTGCGCAACTCTGGTGCAGCGGGTGAATTTGATGCACGGTCTGTTTTAGAGTATCTGCGAAACAATCAAATCATAGGCGTCGATGGCCAACCCATTGAAGGGCTGGAATTGATGGTTTCTGATTTAGTGCCCGAAGCGGCACGACCAGCAATGAGAGCTTTAGAAAACTCTTTTATTGTAGCAAGTGGACGTTTGGGCAGTGAAGTTGCAGACGCCAATCGTAGGTCGTTACAGGGCCTTTCTGCCGCAATACAAATCTTAGAAGCCACGGGAAATCCTGACGCTTTGCGGACAGCTGCCGTGCTACGCAACAACACGTATCAAGTTCTTCTACAAGGTCGCGTTGAAGCACGTATTAACAAAGCTATTGAAACCGCGCAGAAAGCCACGGGTGACGCAGGGTTTGATGCGCGAGCGTTTGTCGGTCAAGAAATAAAAAGAATTACTGAAGAAGCGTTATTAGATGCTCGTGCTTTAGAAAAAGCAATGTATGGCAATGTTGATTTTGATACGCCGGTAGACATTGATAACTTTTTCCAAAGATATTTAGAGATTGAAGGCAACGATCTTTTGCCAGAGGAAATTGTCGAGCTTGATTTAATCACCCGACAGGTGTTTGAACGCTTTACGCAAAATCCAAAGGCCGCACAATTAGAAGAAATAGGGGCTATGGCAGCGAATCTTGGAAATCAAAGAAGAACTGCTTTGCTAGAAGTTTCTAAAGCTGATAAAGCAATTGAAAACATTTTAAATAAAAGCCCGGAGTTAGAAACACAGTTTATAGAATTAAGAGAAACGTTAGAATCTCCAATGTCGGGTTTAGCGCCAACATCTCCGGAAAGAGGACAAATAGAACTTGTTGCTGAAGGTTTCAGTGAGCTTAGTGAACTTGAGCAACTGCAGCGTATGCGAGGCGTTGCTAACACTAAAGGAAGCGACTTTAGTCAACTGAAGCCTTTAATTGATAGAAGAATAGATTCTTTAACTCAAAGACAAACCGCAGAAAGTTTAAGCGAAGAAATATTAAACTTGGATATTACGTATTCTGGAGAGTTTGCGGGACCGGTATCGCAACCTGCGCGATTACAGGATTTACAGCGGCTGCGTTCTCGCTTGTTAGACGCTGCTCGTAACCAAGATCAGGGGACAAACTTTAGAAGAATTTATGGTGAGTTGGCTGAAGCGATACGTGAAGACATAGCCGTGTTGGCAGATGGCGTAGAGGCTCGCGAGTTGGCTGGAGAAACGCTTTCAAAAAATGAAGAAACTTTGTTAGAAGCGCACCGCTTCTCAAGATCTTTTAACGACGTTTTTCGGCGTACTTTTGCATCAGATGTTTTGGATGTAACCGCCAGCGGAGCCCCAAGAATACCGGTTGAAGAATTGGCTGACCGCCTATATACGGGTTCTCCAGGCCGCGTCAATCGCTTGTTTGATGAATTAAAGAAAGCGACAAGTTTTGTAGGTGATAAAGGAGCAGAGGAAGCCGCTAAACGCGCAACCAGCATAGACGAGGCATATGGAATTCTGCTGCGGAGTCTGGCTAACCGTATCTTAAAACCACGGATGGTGGTTAAGCCAAATGGCCAACGTGTTCAAGAAATGGTGGTAGATCAAACTGCTTTAAGAAACTTTACCAACCCCGAAACTCAGTTTGGTAGTCTTTTGCAAAGACCCGAGTTTGCTGCTCTGAGTCAAGATTTAGCAGATGCAGGTTCCGCCTCTAATCTGTTGTTGTCTTATCGCCAAGGTAGACGAGGCCCCCTTACTAATTCACAAGAAAGTGTGCGTCATTCTTTACTGGCAGACATTTTAAACGTGGATAGCCCTGTGCGGTTGGTGGACAGGGCTTTGTCTGATCCAGATAACCCTGCTAGGGCTTTTAAAAATTTGGTAGGCCAACTAGATCGCCTGGGGGCTAGGGCGGTACTTACCCCAAGACAACGGGCCACTTTGCAAAAACTAAATATAGAACCTGACGCTAAAGGTATTCCTCCCGCGCAAGTAATTGACCAAGCCAAGCAAGGCTTTCGGTCTAGCGTGTTTTACTGGGCTTTCAGTAACGGCCAAACGGCGGATGGTTTTATTAGCCCGGCAAAGGTTCGACAAGCTCTTTTTGAACCGGTAGGTAAAGACCAGCCTACCGTAGCCAAAATGATGGTTGATGACGGCATCATTACAGAAGACGAGATTGGACGTTTAGACAACTTGCTCACTAGAATGGCTAACGTCGAACAGCGATATCAGCGCGGTGCTTCACTTGAAGAGCTGATGGACGATGACTCTGCCCTAACCAACTTCACTTTACGTGTTATTGGTGCGCGAATGGCTAGTCAATTCGTACCCGGACAGGGAGGACAGATTCAAGTTCCTGCCGCTGGTGCCGCTTTGATGCAACAAATGTTTGGCAGAATGCCTATGTTAGGCGTTCGCAACGTAATTACAGAAGCAATCAAGCCCGGTAACGAAGAGTTTTTTGCCTCTTTACTTAGGCGCGGTCTAAATAAACCTGAAAATGCCGCTAAAAACAAAGAAACGATGCAAGCCATTGATGTTTTTTTGGTTCGCACTCTGGGCATGAGTCCTGTGACGGGTGCTATCGTGGCGCAAGAGTTGCGTCCGTTTGATCGTCCAGCGGAGCGTGAGTTTATTTCACCAATTCAAGATCAAACACCGCAAGTGCGGGAGGCTGAAGAAAATAAAGAGGCGCGACAGGCACAACAAAAAGCCAATCTTGAAAGGTTTGTAGAGGCTCGCAGACGTGAAGCCCAACAGCAAGCCCAACAGCAAGCACAGCCGCCCCAGCCAGCCCCTGTGGCCGCACCGCCGCAGGCGTCCATAGCACCACAGACTAACCCTCAATCGCTACAGCGAGCGGTACAGGTGCTAGGAATGGACGATGAAATTGGTGGGTTAGCTTCAGAGATGCTAATGAGCCAGCGCCCGGCCTAAAGCAGCCAATCTTTGGCGCTTTCCCCCAGCACATCACCAGCAATGTTGATCTTGTCCCGCAGCGCAGACAGAATCTTTTCGTCAATGGTCCCCGGGCTAACCAAGTCCACATAGGTCACGGTGTCTTTTTGACCGATACGGTGCGCACGGTCCTCCGATTGCAGACGAATCTCCAAGTCGTAGCTGTTGCTGAAGTAAATGACGGTGTTGGCCTCAGTCAACGTGATGCCATACCCGCCTGTACGGGGCTGACCGACAAAGAAACGTAGCTCCGACTCCGGGTCTTGGAAGCGTTCAATGATGTCCTGCCGGTCCTCTTGGGGCGTCTCTCCGAAATAACTAGCCACGGCCCCCGGGCCATATTGCTTGGCCAAAGCCTGTTCAATGGCGTGAATGTCATGCGTCCATGTGGCCCAGATGATTGCCTTGCCTTGCACCTCTTCAACAACGTCAAGAAGCTCTGGTAACCTATTGTTTTTTATAGGTTGTATCGGCCCATCGTCAGGTTGTAAATGCCCGCAGCAAATCTGTTGTAGGCGCATAATCTGCGTAAGCACAGAGGCGGTAGTTGCCAATTTGCCCTGCTCCAGCTGTGCCAATGCAAGCTCTTGCATCTGGTGGTACAGCACCACTTGCTCTTTGCTTAGGGACACCTCACGCCGAAGATAGACTTTTTCGGGCAGATCAAGGCAGTCCTCTTTCAAAACCCGGCTGCTGAAGCGGTCCAGCCGCTCGCCAAGCTCATCCAGCCTGCGGTATCCGACGATCTGATTGAAGCTGTGCGCACCCATGTTACGGCGTTGCACTACGGCATAACGACCCTGGAACCCGTAGAAAGAGTTAAATCCCAAAGCGTCCGTGTCCAAAAACGCACACTGACTGAAAAGGTCCATGGGGCTTTTGGTAATTGGAGAGCCGGTCAGGATGCGGCGATACTTTGACGCCTGACCTACTTTGATCAAATTCTTGGTGCGCTGGGCACTCTTGTTTTTGATGGTGGTGCTTTCGTCCAGTATGGTGATGCACTGTGGATTCAGGCTTATAAACCGCTGCGCGGCTGACGCCCCTTTGTTGGTGCTAAACGCCTCAGTATTCATTACCAATATGTGCAGGTGCCCCGGCTCACGCTTATCAGGGTCAGCAAGTGCTTGAATTTCTTCACGAAACTTTTTTGTAAAGTTGGGTTGCCACTTGACCATTTTGGTCTTGATGCGCTCTGGTAGGTGCGCCGGGATTTCTTTCTTGACCCAGTTGTCAAACACCCCCTTGGGCGCAATGACTAAAGCTGTGTTAATCTCCCGGGCCTCGTAAAGCGCACCCATGGTATCTATCGCAACCTTTGATTTCCCCGTCCCCATCTCCATAAACAAACCAAAGTATGGGCGTTGCCATGATTGATCAAAGACTTGCTGCTGGTGTTCATACGGATCTGTAGCGAAAGTGTACATATGCTCCCCTGCTGGTTGACATGCGACTTTATGCGATGGTAGCCTGATTGTCCAGCCCTCAAAAAAGGGCCGAATCAAGGAGAGAAGATGGAAGATGTATTTGCAGAGATGGAGGCAGACTCAGCCGCAGCCTCCGGAGTTGAAAAACTTGGTGATGACAAGCTTAGTAGTGTCTCACAGTTAGCTGAAAAATTGCGACTTCAAACAGAACTGGTCGAGAGTCTTGAGCAGAGCTTGAAGGACGCAAAGCAAACCCTGTACAAACTCCGTGATGACACTTTGCCCACCGCGTTACAGGAGTTGGGCCTGACCGGCTTGACTTTGTCAGACGGGTCAAAGGTCAACCTAAAACCCACCTATGGCGGCCATATTACGGTAGCTAACCGCGAAGAGGCTCACCAGTGGCTTAGGGATCACAAGTACGATGACATCATAAAAAATACGGTGTCATGTCAGTTTGGCCGGGGTGAGGATCAAGAAGCTGCCATGTTTTACGAGGAACTCAACCGGCAAGGTATGGTGGCGAGCCAAAAAACCGAAGTCCATGCACAAACGCTGAAGGCGTGGGTACGGGAGAGAGTAGAAAATGGGGACAATTTCCCCATGGAATTATTCGGCGCGTTTGTCGGCCAGCAAGCCGAGATCAAAAGGAGCAAGAAATGAGTGGAAAAGCAGTCAAAAAGCAGGAAACCGCAGAGATCGTGGCGCTTGACGCCGACTTATTTGAGCAGGACGCGGGCCAAGGCTTGGGTGAATTGGGCGCGGAAGACGTATCGATACCTTTTATTAAGATCGTACAGTCTACGTCCAAGGCTATTATCAAGGCCGGTGCGAAACCTGGGGATATCTACAACAATGCGACGAATCAATTTTTTGATGGGGCAACAGGTGTTCGTGTCATACCGTGTTCTTATAATCGGCGCTTTCTTGAGTGGAGCCCTCGGGATGATGATGCAAACTATCCTTTGAACATCTTCATGCCCACCGACAACTTGCCCGAAACGCAGCGTAATGACGATAACAAAGACATGATTGTCGGTAGCTCTAACTATCTGGAAGACACCCGCAACCACTACGTGCTGGTGGTGGACGAGGACGGCATGGCCCAGCCCGGGCTAATGTCGCTCACTTCCTCTCAGTTGAAAAAGAGCAAGAAGTGGAACGCCATGATTTCGTCCAGATACATGACGGGCAAAAACGGCAAGTTTCTTGCACCCTCTTACAGCCACATTTACCGCGCCAAAATCGTTGAAGAAGGCAACGCCAAGGGCGATTGGTATGGCTGGGAGTTTTCTGTAGAAAACGTGATCGAAGACGTTGGTCTGTACCAACAAGCCAAAGCCTTTGCGGAGGCGGTTGCTAGTGACGAAGTCACTGTGAAGCACAGCCGCGACGATGCGGGGACGATGGATGGCGATGTCATGGGAGATGACACACCGTTCTAAGATTAACAGGGGCCGCAAGGCCCCTTTCTTTGGCGAATAACAATGTCTGATGCAGAGCGTTTTGCGGCCATATTTGATGGCCTACAGCAAGCTTACGGCACCTTTGAAATAGATAGAACTAGCTCCAATGGGAAGTCCCAAGGTAAAGCGCGTGTGATACGCGAGCCACGGACCACGGAGCATTTTCAGCAGCATTTGGCTGGGCAAGGTGCCGGGATCGGGATTATTCCGATTAACGAAGAAGATAAGTGCATCTGGGGGTGTATAGACATAGATGAATACCCACTAGATCACGTCAAACTTATTGAGCGCATTCGCCACGCCAAGATTCCTCTGGTAGTCTGTCGTAGCAAATCTGGCGGCGCTCACTGCTTTATATTTTGCACGGATTGGATTCCGGCAAAGACCATGCAATCCACACTCCAACACCTTGCCAGCGGGCTTGGGTATGGCGGGTGTGAGATTTTTCCTAAGCAAATCAAACTCTTTCTTGACCGTGGGGATATCGGCAATTTCTTAAATATGCCGTATTTCGACGCAGAAGATGGTCTGAGATACGCTTTTAATGACGATGGCAGCGCCGCAACTCTACAGGAGTTCTTTGGCTTACATGCCGCGCACGTCCAAACACCAGAGCAAATCCAATCCCTCACGCAAGCGGTTGTCGAGGGAACCCCTATTGTGGACGGCCCGCCCTGTTTGCAAACCCTATGCGCCCAAAAAATCAGCGAAGGGGGACGCAACAACGGACTCTTCTCAATAGGTGTGTATCTCCGCAAAGCTTACGCGGACACATGGCAAGACGAAATCTTGCACCACAACATGGCGTATATAGACCCGCCGTTACCTCTCAACGAGGTCAACATCGTGGTCAAACAGTTAGAAAAGAAGGACTACGCCTACCGCTGCAACGAGCCACCGATCCAACCGTATTGTAACCGTGAGCTATGCCAGACTCGTAAATTTGGTATTGGAGCGGCTGTGAGCGACATGGCTGTAGCCAACCTCCGTAAATACAACAGTATCCCTCCGGTATGGTTCTTGGATGTAAACGGAGTGCCCCTGGAGCTTGACACAGAGGCGCTACAAAGCCAGACCGTGTTCCAAAAAGCCTGCATTGAGCAGCTTAACTTCATGCCCCAGACGATGCCCCGGCGTGGCTGGGAAGGCCGCATCAACCAGCTGATGAAAGAGATGGCTGAAACTGACGGTGCGATCATGGAGGTCAGCGAGGACGCCAGCATCAACGGGCAGTTTTATGAGTATCTGGATGAGTTCTGCACTTCTACACAGAAAGCCGAAGACAAAGAAGAAATTTTGCTCCGCCGCCCGTGGGTGGACGAAGACAACGAGGCCGTTCATTTTCGGCTCAAGGACTTTGAAGGTTTCCTGCGCAAGAACCGCTTCAGCGAGTTCAAGACTCACAAAGTGGCCCAGCGCCTACGGGACATTAACGGCGAAGCTGTACAAATAAGCATTAAAGGCAAAGCTGTCCGCGTGTGGCGCGTCCCAATACCAGACACGCCTGTAGGAGGGCCTGAATCTAAGGAATTTGGCACACGGAACACGGACCCCTTCTAATGTTTCGTATCTTTGGGCCGCCGGGAACGGGCAAGACCACAACTTTGTTAGGCATGGTGGAAAAGTCATTAGCTAACGGCGTTTCCCCATCAAGAATCGGGTTTTTTGCTTTTACTAAAAAAGCAGCAAACGAGGCCAAAGAACGCGCTGCGGCACGTTTTGACTTGGACCCGGACAAAGATTTGCCTTATTTCAGAACCATACACTCGTTGGCGTACCGGNTGATGGGTATTAAAGACAGTGATTTGATGTCGCATGAAAATTATCAGCAGCTGTCAGGCGCAATTGGTTTTGATTTGACCGGCACCGCGTTCAGTGAAGACGCAGAAACCACTTTTAAAAACACCGATCACCCAATCTTGCGTTTGATTCACTTAGCCAAAACGAAAAAAACCACATTGCAACATGAGTACAACCACAGCAGCGTGGGGTTTTTGTGGCATGAGGTGCAGTACGTGGCGGAATCCTACGACAACTACAAGAAAGCTTTCCATCTTATGGATTTCACAGACTTGCTTATCCGGTTTGTGGATGAGGCAGACTTTGTAATGCCAGACTTGAAGCTCTGTTTTCTTGATGAAGCGCAGGATCTATCCCCACTGCAGTGGGACATAGCCAATAAATTAGATGACAAATCCGAAAAAATGTATGTCGCGGGCGACGATGACCAAGCAATCTATCGGTGGGCAGGCGCTGACGTGAATTGGTTTATCAGCTTGCCTGGAGGGGCGGAGGTTTTAAAACAAAGCTATCGCGTCCCAAGAGCAGTACATGCCTTGGCAGAGCGTATTGCTTCCCGCATCCAGAACCGTTTTCCAAAAACTTATCTGCCCCGTGATGAGATGGGCCAAATTATCCGTGTTCCCGGCATTTATTCGATAGATATGTCGGAGGGTCAGTGGCTGATTATGGCGCAGGCGCGATACATGCTTTACGAAATAGAAACAGAGCTAAAGAACGGCGGGTATTTGTTTGAAAGACAAAGCGGCGGACGGTCCATTCCCGAAAAAATGTCTTTGGCAATCAATGGTTGGGAAAGCTTGCGGCGTGGCAAAACCATA